GCGGTTGCGGCTTTGCGCTCGGCTGCACTAGTTGCTTCGCGCTGCGCCATCGCGGCTTCGTGCTCGGCACGTTTTTCGTCCGTCATGCGTATGTCATGCCCGCCGGTTAGCTTGGCAAGCGCCGCGTTTGTGTCAATGCCGTCGTTTAGCGCGACAAAATCCACGACATCGCCATGCGCCGAACAGCCGAAACAATGGAACGATTCCGTATCTGGGTAAACATAGAAGCTAGGTGACTTTTCGTTATGGAACGGGCATAACCCCGTAAATTTGTTGCCCGACCTTCGCAGTTTTGTGACTTGCCCCGCAACGGTTACAATGGGGAATGTCTGCTTTATTGCAGACCAATCATGTCCGCGCATTATGCGGTTTCTCGCTTTTGGAATGTGGGGCAGCGGTGCGCCGTGTTCGCCACTATATAACCACCCTCCGCAGGTTTGTGTCTAAAACTAACTAAAATTGGCGATTGCTCTTTGCTTTTCCATAGGCAACGCGCAACGCGATTAGACAACACCGCGCCTGATTTGCTCTTTACGGCTTCTAGGTCATATAGCTTACAATCGCGGCATTTAGGCATAAAATATCCTTTTTCAAAATCTAAAGTTAAAAATCATACCGCTTAGCGCGGGGCTTTTTATTTTATATTAGGCCACGGATCAACCTTAGGAGCTTCTAAAAACACGCAACGTATATATTCCCCATCGCCCGGATATTCGCCGCTAGACCACGTATCACACTGCCTAACATTCACCTTAATTCCAGCTATATTTACAAATGAGACTGATTCATCAATCTTGTCGCCAAATGTCTTTCGCCCAGTCTTATCGGCCTTGATTAGCATATCACTCCACCTTTTTCAAAATCTACGCTTGACTTGTAGTGCGGGATTAGGCAACAAGTCAAGCGCGGCGTTGATAGACTGGCATTTTTAATGCACCGCCGCCGGTCAAGGCCAATGGCCAGGAAGGTAAGATGATGGAAAAAGCGACAAGGGCGTGGTGCGTGAAGTGCCAGTTCTCCGGAAAGAATTCTTTTATTTTAGGCACTATTTATGCCGATAAAAATGCAAAACACGCGGAGGTTTTGGCGCTGTGCCAAACAGAATGGGCCGAATTGTTTCCTTTTGCCGCGCCGCCAAGCTTTGTGCCTATCCCCGGTATTATTATCTTCCATGGAGAATGAAAATGTCACTACTAACCACAATTGAAAAACCACAAGACCGTCCGCCGATCATTACGATTTGCGGGGACGCTGGGACGGGCAAAACGCGCCTAGCCGCAACGTTTCCGGACCCTATCTTTATACGCGGCGAGGATGGTTTGCAATCTGTGCCGGAATCCGTTCGGCCCGATGCGTTTCCTGTTTTGAAAAACGCAGAGCAGCTTTTTGCGCAAATGATGGCGCTGATTAAAGAACCCCACGAATATAAAACTCTTGTTGTCGATAGCGTTTCGGCTATCGAACAATTATTTATCGCCGATGTTTTGGCGCGTGACGGCAAAGCTAAATCTCTCAATCAGGCACTTGGGGGTTATGGCAACGGACGCGGAGCGGTCGCAACCATGCACCAGCGGTTGCGCAAAGCGGCTCAGGCTCTGTCAGATCGGCGCGGCATGGCGGTTGTATTTATTGCCCACGCTGACATTGAAAAAATGACGCTGCCGGATTCGGATGATTATAGCCGGTATTCATTGCGGCTTATGGCGACGTCATTGCCTTACTACGTTGACGATGTTGATATGGTGGCGTTTATTCGTTTAGTCTCGGCAGTGCGTGGCGGCGAAGGTGAGCGCAAGCGAGCGGTATCAACTGGGGATCGCGAAATAATTTGCCATTCCTCTGTTTCTTGCATATCAAAGAATCGTTACGGGATAACCGAACCGATTGACGTTCCTGAGGGCGAAAACCCGTTAATCGCTTTAATGCCGGGGATGAGTGTGAAGGATAAGGCGGTGAAGGTCAATGAAAAGGCAAACGAGCCGGAACCTGAGGCTGAAGCCGCAACCGAGGAAACAACCGATGACGACCATCTATAAGGAAACAAGACTATGAGTGATTTTTGGGGATTAAGTGACGGTTCAAGCGCAACCGACACAGATGAAAACTTCGAGTTAGCGGGAGGTGGCAATCTGGACCCGATTCCGGAGGGTAGTACTGTCATTGCGCTAATTGAGGGAGTTGGCTGGAAGCTCGACAAAGACAATAATGAATTTCTTGAAGTCAAGTGGCGCGTTGCAAAGCCGGAAGCGTTCGCTAACCGTGTTGTTTTCCAAAAGCTTTGGGTGAAGGACGCCGACCCGCGCGCCAAGGATGAAGCGGCAGCCAATAAAAAGCGTGACAACGCTAGGCGGTTATTTGCCCGCATCGATTCTGAAGCTGGCGGGAAGCTTGCTCGCAGCGGAAAGAGCAATTTTACCAACGACGAACTTGCAATTGCCCTGCAAAATAAAGCGATGGCTATTAAAGTTATGGTTTGGGCGATGAAGGGCAGCGATGGTAGCGATATGTCAGGCAACTGGATCGCCGCCGTAATGTCCAAATCAAAGCCGGTTGAAATCACAAGCGCAGCACCGCCAAAGGCGCAGGCGGCTAAGGTGCAAACTTCGCAAGGCTTTGTTGACTTTGATGACGATTCGGACGTCCCTTTTTGACAGAGCCTATAATTGCCGCATAGCTGTAAAGGCGCGGGGCTAACAATCAATGGCCGCTGGCAGGCCGGTTATAGTCTGCCGACTAACCAAAAGGAATAACCATGCAACCAGAATCCTTTTACGATGCGCGGCGTGGGCGCATAACCGCAAGCCTTGTCGGCGCAATACTTGGCGAAGCTCCATATATGACGCGCGAAGCGGCTATGCGGTCGCTGGTCCGTGAATCTCTAGGAGCGGAGCGTGAATTTACCGGCAACGTGGCAACGGAATATGGCACGTTCCACGAAGACGGCGCACGGTTTGAATATGAATTGGAAACAGGCAACCCCGTCACGCAAAGCGATTTTATTCCGCTTGAGGATTGGGCTGGTTGTTCGCCAGATGGCTTGTTTGGCGATGTCGGCGGCTTAGAGATTAAATGCCCATTTGGCTTACGCAAGGCCGATGCGCCTGTTCCTTTTAAGACCTTGGCCGAACAACCGCATTATTATTCGCAAGTTCAATTCAGTATGTTTGTGACGGGTAGGGACTATTGGCATTTTTACCAATGGACGCTTAATGGCACAAAACTAGAATCGGTTACGCGAGATATGGCTTGGCAAGCCCAAGCCCTGCCCCGCCTAAAACAATTTTACGCCGAATACCTCCATGAAGTAGAACATAACGCCGCCGAGTATTTGGCACCCAAGCGCGCGATGGTTGACACTCCCGCCTCGCATAAGATGGTTGCGGAATGGGATGAATTAAACGAGGCGATTGACAATGCCACTGGCCGCAAGAAAGATTTGCTTGCCGACATGGTAGCGCTGGCTGGCGACAAAGATGCAGAATTCGCGGGACGTAAATTGACGTTGACTAAGCGGGCTGGGTCGGTTAGCTATGCCAAGGCCATGGCTGAATTGCTACCTAAAGCTGATTTGGAAAAGTGGCGGGGTAGGGATTCGGTGTTTTGGGGGTTGCGGTGATGGGGAAAGACTGTGAAACTGCATACCGGTTATGGTGGCAAAATACAGAATACACGGCAAGCCGTACCCCTCTCTTAACGGCTTTGCTCTATCTGGTTTGTGACAATGACACTGACAAGTTTATGCTGGCGGAATCAATGCTTGAACGCGCGTTTTCCGACGGATTTGATGCGGCAAAATGAAGCTAAGACCCTACCAAAAAGCCGCATGTGACGCCGCGCTATCGTTTATGCGGGGCAGCGTTGAACCTGTTTTGATCGACGCGGCTCCAGCTGCGGGAAAGTCATTCATGATCGGCTATGTGGCCGACGAATTGCACCGCATAAGCAAGGGCAAAAAGGTGCTATGTCTTGCGCCTTCTGCCGTGTTGGTGAAGCAAAACCACGAGAAATTCCTTTTAACCGGCAACCGTGCCAGCATATTTAGCGCCAGCGCGGGCAGTAAGTCGACGCGCCACCATGTTGTTTTTGCCACGCCGTTGACGGTTAAGAACGCGATTAGCCGGTTTACTAAATCAGGCCAAGACGGCTATTGCGCTGTCATAATAGACGAAGCGCACGGCCTCACGCCAACGATCCGCGACATCATCGAAGCCATGCGGGCCGCGAATCCAATGCTGCGCGTGCTGGGTTTGACGGGAACGCCATACGCTTTAGGCAAAGGTTACATATTTAGGCAATGGCCCGATGACCGTTGTAACGGCGATGATAATTGCCGCGACCCGTATTTTGTCAAATGCGTTTACAGCGTTAGCGCGCGTGAAATGCTGGAGCAAGGCTTCATTACGCCGATGATAATTGCTGAAACTGGCGCGGATGGCTATGACACAAGCGGAATTGAGTTGCTGCCGAACGGCACACTTGACCACGGCAGCGTCGAACGTGCTTTTGAAGGCCATGGCCGCAAGACAGCCGCAATCGTTGCAGACGTGCTGCATCGGACGCAGGGGCGCGCCGGGGGCGTCATGTGGTTCGCAGCAACGATTGCCCACGCGCGCGAGATCATGGCTAGTTTGCCGCCTAATAACGCGGTTATGGTTACGGGTGACCCTGCCGACGCTAAGGCTAGAAAGAACGCGCTTGCGGATTATCGCAGCCTAAAGGCTCGGCATATCGTATCTGTTGGCACTTTAACCACAGGAGTCGATATAGCGCACACCGCTACTATCGTTTTGTTGCGCTACTCGGAAAGCGCTAGTTTGTTGACGCAGATCATGGGGCGCGCTTGGCGTTTGGGCGAACGCGAGGCCGGTATAAATGATAATGCGCCGCCTAAAGAAGACGGCTGGTTATTGGACTATGCAAATAACGTGCCAAAGCACTTTCCCGATGGGGATATATACAAGCCCGAAATTCGTGCCACAAAAGCGGGCGGTGGCAGTGCTGAGCTGGAAGTTGTTTGCCCCGACTGTAACCACACCAACGTCACGTCCGTGCACCGCGATGCAGACGGGTTCCAGATAGACGCCAACGGCTATTGCCTAGATACATTCGGGGATAGGATTGAAACGCCGCTCGGTCCTATGCCCGGCGGCAATATTCGCCGATGCCACGGGCAGCTTAGGACGGGGGCGCGCGGTGAATATACGCGTTGCGGGTATTACTGGACATCAAAAATATGTGAGCAATGCAGCGAGCATAACGACATCGCGGCGAGGTTTTGCCGTTCGTGCAAGGCCGAAATTGTTGACCCGAACGAAAAATTATCTATCGAATTTAAGGCCCTAAAACGCGACCCCACCCAGCGCCAAGTTGACGCGGTTGTATCAATGACAGTGACGCGCGGCATAAGCGCCAAGGACAACGATACTTTGCGCGCTGATTTTGTGACATCGCACCGGCAATTCTCAATTTGGCTAATGCCCCAAAGCCGGTCGCTACAAGGCCAGCGCGATTATCATCATTTTATGACGGCAACAGATAACGGCGCTATACCGCCCGCTACGGTTTCGGATGGTAAAGACGCAGCTTCAGGCTTCTATCGCGTCAGCGCGTTTGATGAGGCCGTTGACGCCGCTCCCGAACCTTTTGTGAGAAAAGTAGCATGATACCAACATACGGGACCGCCTTACCCGGCAAGCAACCATCCGAAAAAGTTGAAATGGCGTCTTTCTTTAATCGGCTGCGAAAGGTGTATCCCGATAGCTATGGCTTGTTAGCGCTGCATATTCGAAATGAGGGGCTACGCAGCGCGCAACAGATACGCTCGATCAAAGGCGACGGCGGTTTTGTAAAGGGAGCAAGTGATATTGTGATTCCGGGCGCGCCTACGTTTGTTTGTGAGATGAAAACACTTAGTAAGGCCGCGCGCCTATCGCCAGAACAAATCGTCTACCTAACCGCAGCCCAAAATGCGGGCGCGTTTGCTTGTGTCGCACTTGGCGCACAAGGTGCATGGGATGCTTTCGAGGTTTGGCGCGCTAATGCAACCTAGTTTTTTCGACATGCCGGTGGTTGTTAAGCTACCATCGCAGCACTTAGCCGATTTGCTTAATGGCCATGTTGCGTATGCTGATACGCCGCCCGCGATTCAATCATGGGCGACGTTATCAATACATGAGGGCGCGTTGTCTTTACTTAGAATAGCCGACAAAGAAAGCCGCAACGCAGCGCTTCTAAAGGTGCCCGAAACGTTGCGGCCTTTGGTTAGAGCAGAAGTTGTTAGGCTTTGGGGGCTTCGGTAAGCGCGGCCATAAAATATCGCTTGGCGTATACAGAAATGGTAGAACCCAATTCTTTAACAATAAAACCAGATTCCGCAATAGTATCCGCCTCCTCCTTGACAATATCATTAAAAACCCACCGCAAAAAGACGCCAATATTTTTTATATCAAAATCAATGTTTTGTTCAGTAAGATAATCCAAGCCTTGCTTTAATCGATTCTCCGTAACAAGGGCAGCAATCAAATCTTCGCGGCGAGTAATTCTTTCAATATTGACTCCCGCCAATATCTTAACTTTAGAGGCGCTGTGCTTTTCTCCTTTGACCTTAAACCAATAATCACTAGACTGAAGCCCTAAGTTAGCAGGACGCCACACCACACCCTCACCGATACCAGATACGCCAAAACATTCGCCTACAGGACATTCTTTCTCGACCGCTATGGTTATTTCGCTAAGCTCAGCTTGTGCAATTTGCGGCTTGTCAAAGTCAATATCGACAGAAAAAGTAGGGAAGTCAGTGGTTCTAAAAATCATACTTTCCGGGAATGACGGCAGTAAATCCAAGCTAACCCATTCATGACCCACAGAAGCGGCAAAGATAACAAACATTTTTGGCAAGTCACACAGTGCGACGCCCGATTGTATACCTTTCCCACACCATTCTCCAAATACAGCGCAATCACCGCCAAGAGCGTCCATGATCGCGCTCACTTCTTCCGGCAATTGCGCCATACGGGAAGCGAAACCAGCGTTGTCGTCTTCGGTTGTAATAATACGATTGCGCGATTGAAACCATGTTTCCCCGCCGACTCGCGCAATGGCCGCGTTAGTCCCGTGGAGTTTGACCGTGCCGATGTAAGGAATCACTGGCGCTCGTTTATTGTAGAATTCGCACCCCGCTTGCACCCACTTGATTGCATTCCGGTATTGTTTGATTGACGGGAATTTGATAAACTCAGCCATTGTATTTCTCCTGTTTTCGCTTACTCTTCCAACTTCAGGCCCAGCCGGTGCGCTGCGGTCCAAATCCCCGCCTTGCTGCGCTGGGGCAAATGGGGCAGGCAAGCGGCACTGCCCCCGCGCGCATATTCGCGCTTCAACACGGCGATTTCATCCGCCGACCATTGCGGCGCGCGGGCGCGGTGGTTCCCGGCAATCGTCAACCTTTGGGGCCGGTAT